TCCCAAGCGCGTACATCAAAAGGGCGGAGTTCTTCGCTCCATGAACGATTATACCCTGCTGTGTCACATCTAGCAAGTCAGTAACGACAGCCTCGGTTTCTTCTACATCTTCGACTCCAAGCGCGCTCTTTCCGGCCTGGTATGCATCTATTCTTGCCTGCCAATCCTTGGCGGCCTTATCCGATTCGGCCTTTTTCGCGGCCTCGGCTTCGTCAACTTTTCGCTTGCGCTCGTAATAGTCGGAAAGAGCAATCTCGAACTTAGGAGCATCGTAATCGAGTTTTTCAAGCGTAGGCTTTTCACCTAATTCAAGATCCTTTGGCTTCTCATACGCGTTCAGCTTTTCGCGGGTCTCGCGCAACTCGCGCTCTAACTCTCGCGCCTTCTTTGATGCCTCGCGCTATGACTTCCTGATTGCCCCGATAACCGATGATTCGCGCTTTTCGCTTTCCTCGGGCGCGTTTTCGGTTTCTATCGCTTCGCCCTCGGGCGTCTCTTCGGTGGCTTTCTCTTCCTCTGGGCCAAGCGCCGCGACCGCATCATCAATGCTCGGGGCTTCGTCCTGTCCTCCCGTCTCTTCGGTCGCCTGATCTTCGACAGTCTCTACCTGGTCAGCCATGTGTTCCCCTCTCGCCCTATGGGCGGTCTATAGATTCTGGACGGCCGGAACTTGCTCGGCCGCGCCTGCTTGCGTTGCTTCCCCTAACTGTGCCGCAAGTGATGCGAGTTGATCGGTCTGCGAAATATCGATCTTGGATAGCGTTTCGGCCGTCTTCGCCTCGGTCAACTTGGTATTAGCGAGCGTCTCCAAGACTTCAACGCGCGCCTTGACTGCCTTTGCTTGCGCCTCTTCCGCCATCCCTTCGAGCGCCTTATCGTTCGCGGAAATCTGCTGTGCGGCGGAGGCCATCGCTTCGGCTTCCTCCTCGGTAGGTTTACCGATGCCCATTTGTACGAGTTTCTTCCGGCAATACTCTCGAATATCAGCGAGCCCTTCGCCCTCCATGTTCATCATCGCCGTTGACAAGAGTACCGCGACCGTCTCTGGGTCCTGCGTCATCTGGAGCAAGCTGGTCAACTCTCGCACGGTCGCTTGCCGTCTCGACGTAGACGACGGCCCGACATCGACAACAACGTCGAACTTTGCTCGATTGAAATCTACGCCCGTGGTAAGCGCTTTAGTATTCGGGTCCATGCGCGCCTCGCCGAGCTTCACTGTCCCGATTTCATCCTGTATGCCTACCGTCTTCATTACGCGGCTTTCCTCAACATACACGTCTCGCGCCATCGACAACCATATCTCGCCCGCTCGGCGGATACTCTTTGCGAAGTTAGATTCATAAATGAAAGACTGGATATCTTTCTGCTGTTGGATCATCTCAACAGCTTTACCGCTGATATTCGAGACGAGTTTCTCGGTATCGCGCTGATTTCCGAGGATATCTGATAGATCGGTATCGGTGAGTTGTATCAATGCCGCAAGAGCGGGCGGAATCTCGGGGGGCTGCGTATACGCAAGTGGCCCCGCTGGCATCGGATTCCCATCCGCTCCGATAAGCGGATTCAATGGCAATACTGCAAAGTTTTCCATGTTGTCATTTTGCCAATAATATGAGATCGGTCGGCCGTTAACTTGTCCGGATAACTGCTGTGGCGCAACTATCGGCTTGCTCACACTCGACACCGCGCTAATCTCAGCGAGTTTAGAGAGTTGCATATTCTTGAGCCGCTGTGCGTCCTTCGCATATCGCACCGCGCCCGCGCACCTCTCCACGTTATCGATAAACCAGCGCTTGCCATAGAACGGCACAATCGGGATATTCTTCCCGGCGATAATTCCCATATCATCAAGTACACTTGCGCCCGACATTAGATATTTATGTACGCATCGCGTCTTTATTCTCTTGCGCTTCGTCTGCTGATATCCTGTCGCCTGTAGCTCGTCGGCAATCTCATCAGTCAATGCCGATTCAAGCATCTTCTTTTCATCGCCCGCCGGTCCGAGATAGGCGAGCGCGTAGTCTATCTGTTCGTCAACTAAATAATATTCGGCAATAAAGACAACGTCGGGAGGTGACCAATCAAACCCGGTTCCTAGATCATCTTTTGGCCAGGTCGCGGGATCATCGTCAAACTCGTCAATAAAGGATTGGATAGTCCGCGAGTATAAGACAAAGCAATGCTTCGCATCCGCCTTGTCCTGCCGCTTCGCGTTCAGGTCGAAAAATACCGACGTATCCGCATCATAAATCGGCTCTATTCTTATGCGTTGTCGCTCGTCGTCCGGGTCTTCGTCATCCTCGTATTCAGTCCGCAATCGGAATGACCCATAGCCTCCGAGTACGCCTTCCTCGTAGGCATTGTCGTATGCTTCCTCTGCGCCCGAATCTCGCTCATCCGCGCGAAACAGTCCATCGCACGCATCGGCTAATTCATCGTCGCTCTTGCCATCTTTCGAGATGAAGTCAACAGTAATTCGATTGTTTCGGTATTCGTTTATGATCCGCATCGGGGCGAGATGCGTCTTGTTCACTTCATAGCGTGGCCTATTCTTAAACTGGTCGCCTTCTTTCCCTTCCCATTGCGCGCCGGGGATCGTGGCAAAGCGTCTATCTTCCAAGCATTGCTTCCGCTCATCGGATATTGCCGACCATATCTCATCAAACTGTTTTAGCGCAGTCGCATGTACTTGCGCGAGTTTTTCGTCATTTGTGGGCCTAGGCATGTTTCGTTCCTTCGCGTCTATATCCCGCCGAGTATATCCCAACAGCAAGACGCGCGACAGTTTCTTCCAATAGTGTCTCTTCTATCTGCTCTATCCCGTTTTGCTTATTTATTCGGATATCTTGGTCGGCTCTTCGCGCCGTTCCCATATTCCCCTGCATTTCAATATCGTCTAAATAACTTATCTTATAAGGCTTGCCGAGGATGTCTATCTTCTTCTCTGTCCTTCCTCTTGGCATTTATCGCCTCCACCCGCAAGTATATAGCGCTTTTACTATCCCGTAAAGTCCGCGCATATTACCACCTATGCGCTATCGGCGCGATCTCAATTTTTACTTCTTGCATCGGGCCTTTGACGATTGCCGGGAATAATTCAGCGAGCGCCCATATCAGCGCATCGGCTCGGTTCGGCGATCTTCCGCCCATATATCCCGCCGTGCTAAATCCCGCGAGTTCGTCCTCTAGTTCTACAAATCGTCCGACATGTCGCACTTTCCCTTGCTCATAGAGTGCCGAAAACGGCTCGGCTCGCGCCACTTTCCCACGGCTTGCGACAACCGCCTTGAATGGCGTCCGAGGGCGAGCAACCATGATTGTCTGCTGAACCATCGCGCCGCCAAAATTGGTTTCCCCTACAATGCAATCCGCCGCATGTCGTTCAAACGCGCTTGTAGCAACTCGTCCCCATGTCGCCGGCCCTGCTTTGATAGTCAAGTCTTCCCGCACATACGCATTTCCATCCGTACCGAGCGCGGCTACAACTATGCCTATCTCGTCATTGTCCGCATTGTCGATATCGCCCGATCCGCTTGGATCGACCGCGACTATCACGCGCACAAAGTCAGGGACCACGCCATCAAGCACGCGCCACTTGTCGATATGCTCATCGGGAAATAACTGATTCGGTGTCGCATCGCTAAATCGACCCTCAAGGAATCGGACGCGCATTTTAGCCGGGAGCGCTTCGAGTTGCGCGATGTAGTCTTTTGATAGATTGTCGATATTGTCGAGCGGATTCATGTAGAAAAATGCGTAATCGTCAGGATTCCGCAACTTCTCGCGCGTTTCAGGATCGAGCTTTTCTACAAACTTGCGATAAGTCCAATGGCTTTTAGGCGGAGGATTCTCATCGTAATACGCTCGCAATCGAAGCGGAGTATCCGGCCGTCCCTCGATCCTTTGGTCAACCTTCTGCGAGAGTCGCGTCAAGGCTATGGCTACCGATGCGTGCGGGAGCTGACTGCACTCGTTGAAATACAGCGAAGCGAACTCCATGCCTAGGACTTTTTCGGTCCTATCTTTGTCATCCAAGCCAGCAAACCATAACTCGGAGCTTTTGCCGAGCGTGACATACTTCTCCTGCCCATGCGTTTCATACGCAACGCCAGGGAACGCAATCCGCATGACCTTCGGGAAAGTATCGAGATAGATAGACGCGATAAGATGATTCAAGCGGAATCTAAATAGCCCATGCCGCGAGCCAGGAGCTTTTAGCGCTCGCATTACAAGATTGCGCACAAATAGAAAAGTTTTCCCTGACCTAGAACCTCCAACGCCCAGTATATGTGTCGCGTCGGCCGCTATGATCTTTTGCGCTTCTTCTTGTTTTTGGGTTAGTTTCACAGTTTCTCGTCAAGCGGAGTAGCAAAAACCTTCAACCCTTCCGGGAAGGTAATTTCTTGCTTCTCTACCCATTCGCCACGGAATCGACAGGCCATATTTTTAGCCCAAAGCGCATGATTTATTGCCCTGCGCTGTAATGGCTTCCCGTTTTCTCCGTAATCCGTTGTATCGTAAAGACCTTCGCGGCCTTGCCGTTCCCACCACGCC